GTCTTATCGGAACATTCTATATTATACTAAACTAAATGGCAAAGAATGAAATAACTATTAAAAAAACATTCGGTAAACGAAAGGTCGGTAAGGCAAAGAAATCAATTTGTAAACGAGATAGGAAAACAAAACCAAACAAAGGACAAGGATGAAAATAGAAAATGTAAAGTTATCGGATATAAAGTTAAACCCAAACAATCCACGTTTAATTAAAGATGACAAGTTTAAAAAGTTAGTTCAATCAATAATTGACTTTCCCGAGATGTTAAAAATACGTCCAATAGTAGTTAATGAAGACATGATTATCTTAGGAGGTAACATGCGGTTTAAAGCATGCAAAGAATTAAAACATAAAGAAGTATCAATAATTAAATTAAGTGGCTTATCAGCAGAAAAACAACGTGAATTTTTGATTAAGGATAATGTATGCGGTGGAGAATGGGATTGGAACTTATTAGCAAATGAATGGAATGAAATTGAATTAAAAGAATGGGGTTTGGACTTACCTATATTTGATAGTGATTATTCAGATAAAAATAAAGAAATTGATATTGATAGTTTAGATAATGAAATGATTATTAAATTAAAATATATTGAAGACGAATATAATTTAGTTCGAGAACAGTTAAGTAAAATTGCATCAACTCCTGAGCAAGCTATATGGAAATTATTAGGTAATGAGTAAACATAAATTTAATTATAAGTGGTATTTAAAAGACGGCTATCCTGAAAGCAATGGCTTAAAAGTATTCGGTACTTTCATTTGTGGTGGCGGTTCTACTATGGGTTATAAGTTAGCAGGATTTGAACATTTAGGTGGAGTTGAAATAGACCCTCCAATTGCTGATGTTTATAAAACTAATCACAACCCTAAATATTTATTTATTGAAGATATTAGAGAGTTTGCAAAGCGTACTGATTTTCCTGAAGACTTATATAATTTAGATATTTTAGATGGAAGTCCGCCTTGTTCAAGTTTTAGTATGGCTGGCAATAGAGAAAAAGATTGGGGCAAAACAAAAGTATTTAGAGAGGGACAAGCCGAACAAAGATTAGACGATTTATTTTTTGATTACATAGCACTTGCTAAAAAGTTACAGCCAAAAGTTGTTATTGCTGAAAATGTAAAAGGATTAATTCAAGGTAATGCAAAGGCATACGTTCACAGGATTAAAAAAGAATTTGAAGCTGCAGGATATAAAGTACAATTATTTTTGTTAAATGCTGCAAGTATGGGCGTACCTCAAAAACGTGAACGTGTATTTTTTATTTGCCAAAGAAATAATTTAAATTTACCTAAGTTAAAAATGGAGTTTAATGAAGATGCAATAACTTTTGAAAAAATTGACGAGGGTATTATTATAAGCAAAGAACTTTCAAAAGGATTTTTAAATAATTGGGAAAATGCAAAAATTGGGGGAAGTGTAGGGAAATTTTTTTCAAATCAAAAAGTTAATCCAAAAGATATTTTAAATACAATTGCAAGTGGAACTTATAAATTCCATTGGAAACAGCCAAGAGAAATATCTAAAAATGAATTTTGTCAATGCGGTTCATACCCACTTGATTACAACTTCAAAAAAATAGAACCAAAGTATTTAATCGGAATGAGTGTACCGCCCGTAATGACAGCACAAATTGCAACTGAAATTTATAATCAATGGTTTAAAAAATAAAATGAGTAAAGAAGATATATTACAATTCAGTTGGCAGAAAGGTCAAAGCGGTAATCCAAACGGGAGGCCTCGTAAGTTTGTTTGTCAATTAAAAGACATCGGTTATAGCAAACAGGATATAAATCAAACTGTTCAAAATATGATGGGTATGACTTTATCGGAACTAAGCGAAATATTTAAAGATGAAAATTGTACTATCTTAGAACGTACAGTTGCTAACGCTTTAAACAAATCATTAAGTAAAGGTAGTTTATATTCTTTAGAAACTTTAATAAGTAGGGTTCATGGAGTACCTACTCAAACAGTAAATCAAACAATAACTGAATATCCTATATTCCCTGGAATAGATTTGAATGTTGATAGAAACGACAGCTCAGCGGAAAATACTTAAACTCAAGAAACGAGTAAGAATTGTTCGTGGAGGTACTTCAGCTTCCAAGACGTTTAGTATTATACCCTTTCTAATTACTCACGCTTACAACGAACCTAATAGCGAAATAAGTATAGTTGCTGAAACCATTCCACATTTAAAACGTGGAGCATTAAGAGACTTTTTAAAAATAATGGATTTAGTCGGTTTGTATAATGATGCAAGTTTTAACAAGTCAAGTTTAATTTATACGTTTCAAAATGGTTCTTATATTGAGTTCTTTAGTGCGGATAGTGAAAGCAAATTAAGGGGTGCAAGACGTGATGTATTATTTGTAAACGAGTGTAATAATATAACTTGGGAAGCTTACTATCAATTAGCCATTCGAACTCGTAAGTTTATTTATTTAGATTACAATCCTGTTTCTGAATTTTGGGTGGATAAAGAATTGATTAATGATGTTGATTCCGATATGGTTATACTTACCTACTTAGATAATGAAGCATTAGATAAATCAATAGTTAGGGAAATTGAGAAAGCAAAAGAGAAAGCTAAAACAAGTAAGTATTGGCAAAACTGGTATTGTGTATATGGTCTTGGCGAAATCGGTACATTACAAGGTACGGTCTTTGAGAATTGGTCTATTGCTCCTTCCATTCCTAAGGATGCTGAATTGATTGCTTATTCTTTAGACTGGGGTTACTCGAATGATCCTACTGCATTAGTAGCTTGTTATAAATCGGGCCAACAATATTATTTCGATGAATTGATATATCAAACTAAACTAACTAACTCAGATATTATTGACAAACTAATTAAACTCGGAGTTTCTGAATATTCAGATATAATAGCTGATAGTGCCGAACCTAAGTCAATAGAAGATTTAAGGCGTAGAGGTTTCTCAGTAAGTCCAGCTAAGAAAGGACCTGATAGCATACGAGCTTCAATATCTTTATTACAAGAAATTCATTTTAAGGTAACTGAGAATAGCACTAATTTAATTAAGGAACTTAGGAACTATTGCTGGGATGTTGATAGGGATGGAAATAAAATGCAGAATCCTGTAGATGACAATAACCATGCTATTGATGCAATTAGATATTTGGCACTCAACAAGTTAAGTTCGTTATCGGACTGGATGGACTTTGAATAATGAATATAAATCCTAACCAATGGTTCGGAAAACAAAAGTAAAATTTTAAACGTTATATATATATGATTCCAACAAATGTAAACAATTTAACTATTAAGGAGTTTATTGAATACGAGAACATTCGAACTTCTACTTTAGAAAACATTGATAAGATAATTCAGATAGCTTCCAGCTTTACTGATATTTCGGTATCGGAATACGAGAATATGAGTTTTAACGAACTTGAAAAAGTAAAGAGTAAAGTATTACTACTAATCAATAGTAAACCCAACACAAGGCTAAAGAATACGTTTTGGCACGATGGCACAAGATACAAAGCTTGTAAGGATGAAAAAGATTTTAAGACAAATCAGTATACTGCATTAAAGCAATATGAAACCGATGTAATTAATAACTTGCATAAAATCTTAGCTTTGATATATGTTAAGTGTCCGATATTCAGTAAGTATAAATTTAACTCAGATAACGTTGATATAATAGCCGATGTTATTTATAATTATGGAAAGGTAGGGGATGTTTATGGCACACTTTTTTTTTACTCCAGCAAGTCCGAAAAATTGAAAGCGGATTTGTTGAACTCTTTGGAGGAGGTGCAGAAGGAGATAGCGATACACATGGAGGAAGTGAACAGGGAGTTAAAAGCTTCAGGCGTGAATATGGTTGGTACTTTATAATTGATTCGATAACAGGTGGCGATCCTTTTAAAGAAGATGAATTAATGGAGTGGTCGATAGCTAGGTTTTTAAATCGAATTCAATATATGAAACATAAAGCAGAAAGTGAACAATTTGCACAAAGTATAAATGAATGAAGTTGAAATAATATTAGAAGCTTTCGGAACTAAGGTAGTCGAAGATTTGCGTAAAAGCTTATCGGACAAACTACAAGCAAGGGCAGCAAGTTACAAAAGTAAATATCCTGGCGGTTCATCTAATCCTGGCGATAGTGCTTTAGGTGCTTCAATTAAATATAGAATAGTAGATTCATCTGATGGCATTAAATTAAACGTTTTATTAAATGATTACTGGGAGGCTGTTGATACAGGTCGTAAACCAGCTGGAGTTCTTAAAGAAGCAAAGATTGACAAATGGATTAAGAAACGTAATATAATATCTAGTTTTATAAAGAGTAATTTAGAAGATAGGATTGAAAATCAAAATAGAAGAAATAAAACTAATCGTGAAACAAAGGTATTGCAGAAATTAACTTTTGCTGAAGCTTTAAAAGCTATGGACTTTTTAGTAAGGCGAAAATTACAAAATAAAGGATATGAAGGTAATTATTTTTTTAACGAAGTAATGGAAGATGGAAGACAAGAGAAATTAATAGTTGATATAAGAACAGCATTAAAAAAAGATGTAGAAATAATTTTAAAAACAAATTTAGAAATAAAAACATATGGTGAAAGTGGGATACGATAGTAATGAATATAAAAATAATAATAAAGACAAATAGATATGGCGATAACAATACATAGTGAACCAAACGATGCTCCTTATTCAGGATACATTCCAAGTTATAATAATCAATGGTTTGTAGCTTCGAGTTCACAAATAGCTTCAGCTAACTTTAAATATACAGTTGTTGTAACTGATATGATTTCAAGTAATACAATAACTGAAAGTTACTCGGCTGATCCTAGTGGTAATATACAATTCGATGCTTCAAAGTTTAGCGAACTATTAATAACTAATTATATTCCGATAAATACTTCTGACTTTCAACTCAATCCAAGTATAAGATTAATGCGAGTAAATATTGGTGAAACATACGGGAGCACACCAGCTTATTACACGGGAACTGATATTGATTATTATGTATGGAATGGTAGTTTAGAACTATTAACTTTCTCGCAATATGATAAAGATAGTTATGTGTTTAAATTATTTAATAGCACATCGCCTTATAATTATGATAATCCTATTTTGTTATCGGACTTGGCAAACGATATTACTTATGAAGACAGAAGTAACTATTTATACTGGATGGTACAAGAGGGAAATACTGATTTACCTAAGATAACAGTTGTTGCTTATGATGCAAGTGGAACACAATTAACAACTAACGATATAACAAATACTTATAATAGCTCAGGAACTTATACTGATAATATGGTTTGTATTGATGTCGGTAAAAAGGGCATAGATGCAATAGACCCTACTTGGTTATCAGGTGCAGCTTATTATGATATTGTTGCTCCAGTTGGTGTTGAACTTCCTTATAATGCACCAACTATTAATTATGCTTATGCTCCGATAAAAAGATATACAATAAAATGCAGTCCTCGTTTTGATATTTATACACTTCATTACTTATCGACTACAGGAGCTTATGAAACTTTACATTGTAGTAAGGTATCTGAATTAAACTCGACTAAAACAAGTACTACATTTAAGCGTTCACCTTGGACCAATGTAAGTAATGTAATGACTTTAGATTATTCGGTAGCTGTAGAACAACCAACTATTGTAAATGTACAAAATGGATTAAAGTTAAATAGCGACTGGGTAACAAATGCAGAATTAATAAAGTATAAAGATTTGTTTTCTTCGCCTGATGTTAAATTAGATTTGGGTTCTGCTCAGGGTTATGCATCAGTAAAGGTAACTAATGGAACTTATGTATCTAAGAATAACGATAAGCTCAGAAACTTAATTTTTGATTTAT